CATTAGAAATCCTCCGCTATTACATCTACACTAGTTAAACGACCTGTATCTATATCATACGATGCAGACCCTGCACTACCTGTTACCCCTGAGAAGCGATTCTTAAGTACAGAGAAGTTTACTGTACTACGCTTGATCGGATCGTCAGAGGTTAAGTCCCTAGAGAATCCAATGATATCAAAGGATACTTGCTTAACACTACCTGAACCTTTGATATCATCCAATGAAGGCATTTTACCCTCTTCGAACGACTTCCCTTGTAAACCTGTCTTACGTAGGTGACTGATTAGACCTATCCATACATGATGCTTGTTACAGATGCGTAGTAGTTCATTCATCATCTTATCGGTAGCCTCATTACCTGTTAACTTCTCCACGCCCTCACTCACTGCTATAGTTAAGTGGTCAAGGATAAGATACTTACACCCCATCAGAGCTAAGTACTCTATCTTGTCTACCAAACTACCATCAGATACAGCGCCTTGGTGATCTAGTAGTATCAACCTACCATCCCCAAACACTTCATCGAAGGCCTTTCTTTCTTCTTCCTCTGTAGTATCTCCAGTAGACATATCCTTTCTCAGATGCATACCAATGAACTTACCAGCAGTATAACCTACTGATTCTTCCAATGATATCATACCCACTTTCTCAATAGTAGTGTCGAGTATGTGTAATACAGTCTCCTTGATGATACTACTCTTACCAATAGAAGTACCTGAGGTAAACAGGGTTATCTCACCTTGCCTAATTCCTTTCAACTTATCTTGCACAACAGCTAAACAGGGAGGATAGGGTATAGTGGGGATTTCCTTCTTATCACGATAGGCTTCCCATATAGATTCACCTGACATTATTCCAGCAGGGTTGTAGGGTTGAGCATTCCATATAGCTCTATTGACTTCCATATACCCATGCTTAGTATACTCGTCAGATGCATCTTTCTCTTTACCCTTGACAATCTTAACTTTATCATAGCCGCATATCTTAGCTAGCTTTAATATAGCCTCTTCACCTGCTTTATCAGCATCCATCCATAGACAGATCTCATCGAATGATCTTAACCATTCTCGTTGAGCTAGGGGTGCTTTCATATTACTAGCAGACGCTAATGATACAACTGGGTAGATAACACCTTTTTGTTCATAAGATTCAGCTATAGCTAGAGTATCTTCCTCACCTTCAGTGATAACCAAACGTTTACCACCAGCAGAGAAGTTTTGTTGACCAAAGAGTTGATCACCCATGTCACCTTGGAACCTGAAGTCTTTAGGGCTTACTATTCTTTTCTTGCTTCCAACTTCTTCTTGACCTTTGTGATAGGGGTAGTATACAGTATCTACTTGACCATTGGAATCATAGGAACTTCTGACTCCAAACATCTCGGCCACCTTCTTACTTATCTTTCGTTTAGCAGCTGTACCATATGGTAACCCACTGACAGGTATGACTGCTTCTGGTTCTACTTGCACATAAGACTCCTTAGGTTTTTCACCTTCTTCGTAGGTATAGTAATTGGTGGAGCAGCTGAAACAATATCCAGATAACCTACCATCATCCTCTAGATACACTGCTACTGCGTCTGAACTGTCACACTTTGCACAACTGCTATGCCTTTGAAATTGACCGCTTCCCATGACGTACTCCCTTATCTTCTGTGAATTGAATTTCTGTTAGTGTAAAGCTAATGAACTCTTGTCCCTTCCCTACTACAGTCTTAGTAGCTGCGATATGCATAATCTGCTTATCATCAAACTTAAACCATCTCTGTAGGACATCTAACAGTGTTTTAATAGGATTGTCTACATCACTCAATGACGTAGCGAACCCCCAATGGATATCAAGCTTGAACCTCATGGCTTTAACATCCTTCCTACTAGGTATTTCATACCCGAATAACTCCAATGCCATCATCTCCTCAAACTTTCTATACTTAGCACTCTTCTTACGCTTTAAAGTATAGGCAGCATTGATTGACAGAGGTTTTACGGAGCAATCCATATGCAATTCCCATAATTCCCTACTGTAATTAGGCATTTGGAATCTCCTTCTTACCTGTACGTATGTTATATCTTTCATTAGGTCGTTGACGGATATAGATAAGATCAGTCATAAGCTGACAATAGCTAAGATGGTCTCCGCCCTTATGTAAGTCACGATAGGCTTGCTTAACTATATCTAAACGTTTACCCATAGGACTTAACAACAATAACTTCTCAGCACCTTTGATACCAATACCTTTGATACCGGGGATACCATCCGTACTATCACCCATGATCATTTGCACATGCAATCGCATATCAGCATCATCAGGGTTAGCAGGATAGTGTTCATCCTTCTGAGGATTATAGATAGGGACTGCTACAGTACGTAGGTCTTTATCAGGGCTTATCACGGTACCACCATTAGCTAGAGCAAGGTAAGCTACCATGTCATCAGCCTCTTCACCATCAGCTTTGATTGCCATATACTTAGTAACTAACCTTTCATATACAGCAAGCATGATAGCTTTCTTCTCAGGGTCTTCCTCAGACTTACGGTTAGACTTATATCCATCATAGATATCATGTCTAAAGTTACCTGTACCCTTTACTACAAACACTACATCATCTATATGTGCCCATAGACTTGCTAGGACTGCTTCTATAGAATGATCTAATTTCTCTAATGCCTCTTCGAGTGTTTTATCACCCCAAGAAGCTACGTATACTAACGAATCAGCATCATAGTAGTATTTCATTATTTTTTACCCCAAGTACTGTTAATAACAGCTATGTACACCACTACTATCCATACCACTACTCCTATTAACAACATTAGTGAACCTCCAAGTAATCATTTCCACATTTAACATCACCTGCACACATGAGGGTAATACCGAACTTCTTAGGTGTTTCTGCAAAGCAATGACGGATAATAACTTCAGCCGCCTCTTTATCTTTAGGATTTATTTCCCAACTACACTCATCATGATATGCAAGTAGCTGTAAGAACTCTATATTAGCAGCTTCAAACGACTCATTGATGTCTACGATGGTATGTTTAAAGATAATAGCCTCTGTACCCTGAATAAGATAACAGAAGGCCTTGTAACTCTCTTCTACTATGATCTTTCGACCATCAACACCCATTAAATATCCTCTCTGAGCAGCCACTTGTGACTTCTTAGTTAACTCACGGAGGGCAGGCCAACGGTTAAGAAACTTATTCTTAGCTTTGTTACCCGCATCTTCTGGTATCTCTAGTATTCTGGCTAACTTACGTCCACCAGCACCAAAGGCCCATGCAAAGAAGAAAGGTTTAGCTTGGTTACGAGTACAACCTATAGCATCAGCATTCTTTTGGTGTATATCACCACTCATTATTTCATTGATAAACTCTTTATCTTTAGAGAAATGAGCCATGATACGAGCTTGGTAAGCTGCACCGTCTGCTGATATAATAGTCTTACCCTCAGGTACTTGGAATAACTTACGGATCTGTGAGCCATAAGCGGCTTTAGGTGAAGGTATATTAGCTATACCGATATGGGTCTGTCTACCTGTAGCAGCACCTATATCAATTACATCACCATGCAGTCGTCCATCCCAGTACATCTTCTCCCAACCTTTAAGAACAGATTGCCTTGCTCTAAGTGTAAAGAATCTATCTATCATAACACCAGTCGGCCCTATTCGAGCTAGAGCAGTGGATGTTAGTTTAGGTGAGGTCTTTACAAATGAACCATCGACTCTCTTAAAGTTCCAATCGTCCCATACAACACCATTACGCTCTAGGTAATCTTTCAAGTGATCTTGATTGCCTATACGTGCAGGTGTTAATACGCTACGTTGAAACTCAGTACCAGCCTCAATGGGTGGTGGGATTCTCAGAGCGTCCGAGGGGTCTACGTACGCCCCTAGGTACTCCCCTACAACTCTAGCTGAGACTGAAGTATATTCCCCGTTCTTCTTATATTTAGGTGTCTTGGGTTCTTTATCAATCATTATTGTGATTGAACCAAGTAGGGGTTCTACAGTTTTCTCAATAGTGGTTAACTCCTCCTGGATTAAATCCATTAGAGCTAGCTTACCTTCTTGATCGAACTTCCAGCCATTAGTACATTGCATGGATGTGTAATGTGACATCCTATGTTCAATGTCAATAGCCTGTTGATACTTACCACCAGTTCGTTGTAAGATGAGATTAGCTTCTCTAACTATCCTTTCATAGATAGCTTCGTTAACCGTGACATCCTGAATACAGTACGCCATCATCTCAGGTGTATACTTAGACCAGTCCTCGTATGCGCCTTTAGGGAAACTAAGATTCTCACCCCAAGCCTTCATACTATGCTTACCTATACGGTTAAACTGATTCAATCTAGACATAATCAATGTGTCATAGACCTTCTCATGAGGTACAGTGTACCCCATAACTATAGCGATAGCAGGCCCATCAAACCTTATGAAGTTATGACCTATAATACGATCAGCAGCCTCCATGTAGGGTATTGCTTCAGAGTTGTTAGGTAATGAGTCATCATAATCCGAGAATGATAATGTCTCACCACCTACTTCTTTGATTGCTATACACCAAATCGAGGTTAACTCCGTTAATAACCCATCGGTTTCAATGTCCACAATTATATTCTTCATCCTATCCTCCTATATCTTGACCTTCTACAGAACCAGTTATACTAAGCTCTTCTGCTGTGATATAACCATCCTCAATCAGTACTTGTTCTAGCATATCTACGACATCCTTAGCAACATAATGCCCTCGGGTGTATAGTTTTACTAGGTCAATTACTTTAGTAGATAGTAGCTCTACATTACCCATTTAGATAACTCCTCTAGGATAACGAATAACAACATACCTGCTAAAATACCACCAGCCCTATCAAGTTTAACCTTCTTCTTAAGGTACACAGGACAACGTGCCCCATGATCTCGACGATAATTAGCACGATTCTTACCTTCTTTACCGCAATGCTCACATTCCCAAGGCTTCTGGGTTCCTTTAATTTTATTCGACATAATCAATTCCTCTTATTAAATTAGGGGCCATCTCTGACCCCATTAAATTAAAACTCTTCAGCTGCTACTGCGTCACCTTCAACACCGAAGTCATCACTGCTATCTTTAGGCTCATATTTCACTAGATCAGTGATTTGAATAGCCAATAGCTGTACACCTGTACCCTGCTTACCATTGAAGTTATACTCATAGGAGAACAACTTAACATGACCCTTAGAGCCGTGCCCAATAGTACGAGGATCGATAGCCGTCTTAGACTTAGCTGCATCCAACACCTCTGGAGCCTCGTTAACATCACCTGCTTTATTAGTTGTAGGGCGCTTAACATTACCGAAGAAGTAACCATCGTCATGTTTCTTAATACCTACACCTAGATCAGTCAACCGCTTTGCAGTGTCTTGATCACCAGTACGTAGCTGAATGTCCCAAATGTCATTGCCAAATGGAGCATGAGGAGTCGCTAGATGTGGATAGTGAAATTCTACATCACGTACTACTGCTACTTGGGTGCTGTTCTTTGATGCTTTCTTTGCGTTCATAATGATATTCCTTATTGATTAATTTTACTACGATTTATTCTTTTAGAGAGAATTCTCTAGGTAGAATCACCTTTTACCACCGCTTTCAAGGTCTTCCTTGAGGCGTTCTAGGTACCACAATGACTTACCTAAGTCCTGTAGTATCTCATCCTTCTTACCCAGCCTAAATAGATACTTATAGGCATTAGCTAGGGCAGCTGCTTGTGAGCCATTCCAACCGACTAATAAGTAGTCCATTATATCAAAGTACTCGAAACCGGGTACAATGTCTTTATAATGACCTGGGTTTATAGCTGCTTCTCTGAGACTTTCAGCATGATCTGAAGGAAATAGGTCACCTATCTCAGCCAAAGTAGGGCCAATGCTAGACTCGCTAATATCATACTTATCTTTATATGAATCTTTACTCATAAATTACTCCAGTTGAACCCTTCTCTTTAAGGGGGCTATACACTTAATTTAGCTAACATGATAGCTTTCATTCGACGCTTTAATGTCGAAGCAGCCCAGTTAACGGTCGTACCTGTACATGACTTCCATCCATCGGTGGTCATAGTACGAACAACATATCTGTTCTCATACCTGATAAACGCTGGATGTTTGAAGTCGTGGTAAGCAATCATAGTACCCTGACCCGGTATATGTTCTTCCTCCCATTCCTTTGCAATCTTCTTCTGATCCACCCTAGCTATAGGCCTACGAATAGTAACTACCTTAGTCGCATAGGCCTCATAATCCTCTGGTGTGTTAGGTAGTTGCTCTGCATCAAGTACCATGGCTTCCCTTCCAGCTATATCCTGAATAGTAAGGTTCTTTCTAGCAACTTTACGTAACCATGATGGTGATATCTTGATACTATAGTGGCGGTAAGAGACTATATTACCAGTGTTCCTAAACTCTAGGTCATATAGATTACCCTTAAGATGCACAACAGGATTGTCGTGCATTGTTAGTACACTCGCAGCCTTAGTAGCTAGCTCTTTCAATTTAGTTAGACCCCCTGATTTCTCAGTACCATCGGGCCTTCTACTTATGGTGTTCCTAGCTGACTTTAGATCACTTATTCTCGATAGTATCACACCATAGGCATTCCTTAATAGAGAATCAGGTACAGGTATGGGGTCATCCGAGTGGATAGGCCCATTATAGGTAGACCAACGATAATCATCTGGATCTGCCTTAGCGATATTGAGTGGTCTAATCTGCCAAATTCGTAGCAGGGCATCAATATCTTTACGATAACTAACCATCCTGACATGAGCGTTATCTATCTCTTTCTTGTCATCTATACTTTTCTGGCTTTTCATATTAAATTCCTCTTAAGTCAAGTACTTTACCGAAGGGTGCATCCTGAGCACCTGTTGAACACCATAGCACTGGGTAATACGGTGCTTGATCTGGGAAGTTGTAAGAACCTACCTCCATATCCGAGAAGTAAATCATCTGATCTATCTCTAGATCTTGCTGCTCCACATACTCGAATACAGGTTTGAAGCAAGTGCCACCCCTGCCAGTAACATGTAGCTCAGTGATGTTGTCACCGGGCATAAATGTCTTAGCACTACTAACACCTGAGTCATTATACAGGATGGTAATAGTTTCAAAGGCAGTGGATTCACTAATACTATTTAGTTCAGATAAGAAGGCCTCCAACTCTCTACTTGATACTGAACCAGATGTGTCAAGACCTACTACTATATTACCTATACCATGATACTGTGGTGATGGCATATATAGATCGTAAGCACTAAGCATCTTACGATTAGGCCTAGCCCATGTCTGATCATCAGGATTATTACCGCGCAAGGTGTTTTCCAAGACCTCCTTCCAATCTACCTTGGGCGCTCGTATCTTATCTACTAGCTCCTGTAGTTGACCGGGGACATTACCTTGCTTCTTAGTAGCCTCTTCAGCAGCTTGGGTAGCCATTTGTTCAATGTCTGCCTTTAAGTCTGCTTTCTCAGCATCCGATAGATCACCGTTCTCATCTATATGATCAAAGAGATCACCAATGGTAGGGTCAGCAGCCATTTGTTGGTACTTCTCCTCCTGTTCAATGATAGCATAGACCTGTTGCCAAGTCATATTTCTGAACCGTTTCTCTGGTACTATTCCTTCCTTAGGTAGTTGGTATTTGCACTCATTCTGTACAACCTCGTTAATAACAAAGTCCATAGCAATATTAGCTAAGGTTCTGTTTCTATCACCTAGAGGTGTACAATGCATAAACAATACATGTAATATCTCATGGCATACGAGGCCTACTGTCTCTTCTTCAGAGCAACTATCTATAAAATCGGGTGACCAGAGTATAGACTTACCATCTGTACAAGCAGTAGGTATACTTGGTTCAGGTCTTACATCCAATCTAAGGGCACATGACCCAAAGAAAGGATCTTCACACGCGAGCTTTGTAAGTGCTCGACTTACTTTCAGTTTTGCGTCCATCATCATTCTCCCTAATTAATAACCAACCATCATTACTACACCATGTATAAGGTGTACCCCATACATCTAACAGTGTACCTGTGACAGTGAAGGCCATCTGTTCTGCATATAATAACAATGCGACAGCATCACCGGGTGTTTTGAACTGAATACGTAACTCATTCTCATCGCCACTCATAATAGCGTTGTGATCGTTACGAGCATTCCACTTGGTAATGTAGTGGTGTTCGAAGTTAGTATCATTAGGGCAGGGTCTGATAATAGACATCCACCAGAAACTAGATCGACCATCCTCATATTGCTTAGTTATACGCATCTTGGACTGTACAGCTTTGATAAGCATACGTGTTACTTTCTTCTTAGCTACAGTCCCCCTAGGTACTAAAGTGATATCAATCTTTGCTTCCATACTGTTCTCCCATGATAGCTAGTTTAATACCCTTCCAACTAATACCCATCTTATACAACATCTTGACCTTTTCACGTGCATCGGCTCTTTCTTCTACAGGTAGTTTACCTATGAAGTCCATTACCCTCTGCCTTATAGCGGTACTGGTCATGAAGTCAGTATAGACATCCTCATCGCACAATTCATCAGTGTTCATAGTTGTCTCCTATATAATTCTAATTCATTTAAGATATCGGCCAATGGTAAGCCAAGGCGATAAAGGGTTACCGTCTCGTAAA